ATGAAATGGCGTTACTGGAAATGGTTGTTTAGGGGGTTGAACGGGAAGCCAGGTATTTTCAAATTCTGGAATCGCTGGCTGTTACTGCATATGACGATAGCTACGGCTTTGGCCTTATGGATTTCAATACCGCTTGCTGAAGTCGCTCGTACAATGATGTTGCCGTTAGCTGGCATCTTTATCGGATTATCTTTTGCATGGGCGGGTAATGCGCAAGCCTTGTTGCAATCCGATGAAATTGAAAAAATGGCGAAACAGCATGAAGATGGTATTGAAAATTATATCTACACATTCCAGACCGCTATTTTAACTATTTTGATCTCATTGATTGGATGGGGGTTGGCTGGCCTGAAGGCTTTCGATGCTAATTTCCTGTCATGCATAGTTCCTGCTGTTGAATGGGGTCTTTACTTAATATCTAGCATTGCATTTCGTGAATGCTGGCATGTAATTCTTGGCAGCCAACTGCTTATTCTGAATCGTCATGAAATCAAGCAATCCAACTCTTCTGCTGATACGAAAAACAAGCCTGGGAGTGATAAGGAATGAGCTGGTTTAGTATTTTGGCCAACATCGCGGCTATCTTCACTGCCATCATTGCTGCATTCGGATATAGTGCGTATCGCTGGGATCAGTGCAAAAAGCGTAAAAAGTTAGAAAAGTACCTCAAAGCAGAAAAATCTATCTGTAAAGATCAGGGGCAACGTAGCTTGCTTCATCTCATGGCAAATGTGGGAATGACCGAGGCCGAGCTTATACAAGCCAGCTTCCGCAGCAAACACATAGTGCGCAAAATCGCCAAGGATGAAGAATCCGGCAGAGCAGATGCTTTGCTTTTAGAATGGAAGGAATAGGATCGATTCGTACAGGCAAATAGTGAGTGAGATTGAATTGTTTCGAATAGTATTAAATTTCTCATAACATATTGATATTGTTATGTAATATTGACTTTTAGTCATATTTTTGGTATAATTTTCCAATGCCCGCCTTCTTAGGAAGGCAGAATATGGAAACAGAAAAACATGTAGCGGGGGCTGATGAAGAAGACGTTGAATACAGCCACACCGTTAAAATCGATGGCGCGTTTGAGGTTACAATTCATACGACCCATGACCCGGATCATTTGCCAGTGACACAACGGGAGCTGGACTTACTCTTGACCTATTTAGGGCCCTTGATTGAGCCGTTATTACAAAAGGAAAAACTGAAAGGGTAAAACAAAACATGCGTGCAGTTATTTATGCAAGGGTATCGACGGGAAATCAGGCTGCCCAGGATATTTCCATTCCCGATCAGATTAACCAATGCGAACGCTACTGCGCGCAAAAAGAATGGCATGTGGCCAAAAGCTATGTGGATGCCGGGGCCAGTGCTACCAATGATAATCGTATTGAATTTCAGGCGATGATTGCCGAAGCCTGCTCTCCGGCCAATCCGTTTGATGTTGTGATTGTCCATTCACAGTCACGCTTTGCCCGCAACACATTCGACCTGCTCAATAACACCAAAAAGCTTGAAAAGGCAGGGGTGCAGTTTGTTTCCATCACCCAGGACATAGGAAAAGGGGAGCAAGCCGATGTCCTGCGCACCATCCTTGGGGCCATGGATGAATATCAATCCAAGGAAACCTCCAAGCATACAAGCCGCTCCATGCTTGAGAATACGCGGCAAGGCTTCTGGAACGGATCGCGCCCGCCCTTTGGCTATCGCACCTATATTGCCGAGAGGCGCGGCAAGAAGGACAAGAAGAAGCTGGAGATCGCGCCACAAGAGGCTGAGATCGTAAAAATGATTTTCAGGCATTATGTGACCGGAGATGGCAAAAGCGGGCCTATGGGCTTGCGGGCCATTGCCTATGATCTGAATGACCGGGGAGAAACCACCCGTAATGGCGGCAAGTTCCTGCAACAATTCATTCAGCGGCTTCTGACCAATGAAATCTATGTGGGGCGGTATCATTTCAACAAAAAAGACAAGAGTGGAATTTCAAAGCCGGAAGACGAATGGGTTTTCCTGAAAACGCCACGAATCATTGGTGACGAGATATTTCATGCCGCTAATGAGCGGCTTCGTCGCAATACGGCCTTTTCCACGCCGCCACGGGTTATCAATGGCCCAACCCTGCTGACCGGTATTGCCCATTGCAAAAGCTGCGGTTCACCCATGCGGATCGCCACCGGAAAAGGCGGTAAATATCGATATTACAAATGCGGATTGCGGGCCGATGCCGGGCGTGCAGCTTGTTCAGGCAATTCGGTTCCCATGCAGAAACTGAATGACATTGTGATCAACACGCTCTGCGATACAGCTCTGTCCTCGAAGCGCATAGAGGTTATTGTTCCTGAATTGGTGGATCACGCCCAAAGGCGCAGTGAAAGCTATGACGGGCGGGCTGAAACATTAAAGAACGAACAACGTGGCGTTAAAAACCAGCTTAAAGAGCTATGGCAGCAAATTAGCGTGTCCGAGATAACTCTTGATGCAACACTGCAAAAATTCATCAAAGAGCTTCAATCCAAGAATGAGGATTACAGCCGCGCCATTCGCCGATTAGAACAACAACAAGCATTTCCGGTGCGCAATCTTACCCGTAATGATTGTCGTGAATTTGCGGCGGCGGTGAGGAAACTGTTGAAAGAAAACAAAGACCCAAAATTCACGCGGGTCTATCTGGCGCATGTGATTACCCGTGTTGATGTGGGTAAAAGTAAAATCAAAATGCGTGGTCCAAAGGCCGCTTTAGCCGAACAGGCTATAGCGTTTGACAGCACCAAACTATTGGTGCCCACCTTTGACCTCAAATGGTGCCCCCACACAGACTCGAACTGCGGACCTACTGATTACAAATATACTGTTGTTATAGGGGAGATAAAGAAATTTCCAACCATTCCCCCTTTGTTCTCATGTAGCAAAATCAATGACTTATACCCCCCTGTTGGAAAGAATATTGTGGGGGTGAAGCATGGCTGACCAATTTTCACGGGTGCCGTATCAGGCGGCGGAAGATCAAGAATTAACTTTTGGTGCTTTGCGTACTTTAATCGCTCTTTGTAAGTATTGTGATGAGCATTTTATAGCTTTTCCATCCCAAGAAACTCTTTCAAAGGTGGTCGGGATTTCCCGTAAAACAGTCAACAAATCAATAAAATTATTAGAGGAAAGGGGCTACATCAAGAAAAGGCTCAGGCGTCAGAAGAATTCAAAACGCTACCAAGTTTCCCAATATAAAATCAACTTTACAGATGAAGATATTTTAGCGGCAAGAAACGCGAGCCGTGTAACCTCTGAGGGTTACACGGGCCATGTAACCTCTAGGGGTTACAACTCCATGGGAACTCCAGGGGTTACAGTAACAGCCCACTTTATCAGCCCACATACTTATCAGCCCACTAAGAAATGCTTTGAGGGGGAAGAAAAATTATCTGATAAGCCAGAGAGGTTGAGACGTTCTTCAGATGCTTGGCAAGGGGGAACTGAGAGGAAGCAAAGATCCAAATCAATTGGCAAAGATATTTCAAGACCAAATAAAAAGCAGATAGAAATGCTCCATGTCATTCCGGGAAAGAAAGCCAACCAATGGGATCAAAGGAATAAGCAGGAAAATACCAGCAGGTTAGTACGCCACTGTGAGGGATTGGGCTTTGACCCTTCAATGGTGTGGGGTTGGTTATGTGAGATTGGGGAAGATAGAGCAGATATGTTTGCCAAGCAGTTATGGAATGGGAAGCTAACAGACGCTGAGATACTGCAATCAATGAGGCATTCAGCAGTGAGTGGGGTAGGTGCCTATGCCTAGCCGTCCCCCCAAGCATAACCCGAACCCTAATACAGATAGTGGTAGGCAGTATGATAAGCAAAGGCAGAGTGCATCTAAGAGGGGTTACGATAGGGCATGGCGTAAGCTGAGAAGAAGGTTCTTGTCACTCAATCCTTTATGTGAGTTCTGTAAACCGTTGCTGACAATTGCGACTGAGGTGGATCACATCTTACCTGTCAGTGAGCGGCCAGATTTAAGGTTGGCAGCACATAACCTTAGAAGCCTTTGTAAGCCATGCCATTCGAGACGGACAGCAAGAGATCAATCCTTTGGAAGAAAATCATGAAAGTAAGCCATTCTGTAGACCGGGCGGTTAGTCATCTTTACACGTCCGCGAATTGAGAAAGTAAAATATGGCAGGCAGAAAACCAAAACCAACGAAGTTAAAGCTTGTACAAGGAAACCCGGGCAAACGTCCTCTTAATGATGCAGAGCCACAACCGGAATCAGGTGCTCCGGCATGTCCTGCATGGCTGGACAAGATCTCAAAAGCAAAATGGAGAAGCGTTGCCCCTGAGCTTGAGAAAATAGGTGTTTTGACCAAGATAGATGGTGCGACCTTGGCGGCATACTGCAAGAATTATAGCCGCTGGGTGGTCGCCGAAAAAATACTCACTGAAAAAGGCACCACTTATGAAAGCAAAACAGCCAAGGGAACAATCATCCGTGTGCGTCCTGAATTAAAAATTGCGGAGGAAGCCATGCGCCAGATGCGGGCTTTCGCAAGTGAGTTTGGGTTAACGCCAAGCAGTCGAACACGATTGAAGGGCACTTCAGGACAAATAAATTTACCGGGAATGGATGATGATGAAAAATTCTTCTCCTGAGTTTTGGTTTGATGAAGAAGAGGCAGACAGGGCCTGTGAATTTTTTGCGCGATTTTTGCGTCATTCAAAAGGGCAATGGGCGGGTAAACCGCTGGAACTTTCTGACTGGCAGCAGGATGACATTGTTCGCCCCATGTTCGGCTGGAAAAGAAAAGACGGCACCCGGAAATACAGGCGGGTGTATATCGAGATTCCACGCAAGAACGGGAAAAGCACGCTTTCCGCTGGGATTGCTTTGTATATGCTGTACTGCGATCGGGAGGCCGGCGCGGAAATTTATTCAGCGGCCGCCGATCGTGACCAGGCGCGGATTGTTTTTGACGTGGCGAAATCCATGGTGTACGGCCATAGGAAGCTTGATGGTATGTCTCAGGTTTTCAAAAACAGTATTGCCGTTCCAAAGTCTGAAGCGGTCTATCGTGTTCTGAGCGCAGATGCCGGTACCAAACACGGCTTGAACGCGCATGGAATTATCTTTGATGAACTACATACTCAAAAAAACAGGGAACTGTGGGACGTTCTGACAACATCTACCGGAGCGCGGAAACAGCCCTTGACCGTGGCAATTACCACATCAGGTTGGGACAAATACTCGATCTGTTATGAAATGCATGACTATGCCCTGAAAGTGCGTGATGGTATCATTGACGATCCCTATTTTCTTCCGGTTATTTATGCTGCTGGGGAAAGTGACGATTGGACGCAGCCTGAAATCTGGCATAAGGCGAACCCCGGCCTTGGAATCAGCGTGAGTGAGGAATATCTTGCGGAGGAATGCAAGAGAGCCATTGAAGTTCCTGGATACACCAATACCTTTAAACGGCTTCATTTATGTATATGGACCGAAGCGGAAAGTCGATGGCTTGACAGTGTTGCCTGGGAAGAATGCGGCGTCCCCGTGGATGAGGAGAAGCTGGAAGGACGGGAATGCTTCGCCGGTCTCGACCTTTCCACGACAACGGATATTTCGGCCCTTGTCCTGGTATTTCCGGATGATGAGGGAGGTTATGATACCTTACCCTATTTTTGGGTGCCTGAGGATAACATACGCAAACGCGCAGAGCGTGATAAAGTTCCCTATGATGTATGGGCGCGGCAAGGGCATATTGAGGCCACAGCGGGCAATGTGGTTGATTATGACTATATTCAACATAAGATCAGGGAGCTTTCCAAGAAATTTAATATCAGGGAAATAGCCTATGATCGATGGAATTCAAGCCAGCTGGTCAATAACCTCATGGCGGAAAATGCGCCAATGGTTGAATTCGGGCAGGGTTTTGCGTCTATGTCTGCCCCATCAAAGGAACTTGAAAAACTGGTTACTGGCCGGCAAATGAGACATGGGGCCCATCCGGTTTTAACCTGGATGGCAAATAACGTGGTTGTTCAGGAAGATCCGGCAGGGAATTTAAAACCCGCCAAGAATAAGTCAGTAGAGCGCATAGACGGCATTGTTGCCTTGATCATGGCCCTGGGCAGGGCAACAGTCAGTACAGCGCCTGAGCGAAGCATATGGGAGACTGAGGGGGCGGTGGTTGAGTGGTGAAAAGAAGCAAAGTCCCTAGTTGCGTTTTGGATCTTGTGCTATTTCTTCAACCTAACCCCGGCACCACCACCATTTTCAGGTATGAATTCGATGAAATTGGATAGGGCCATTTTTATGGCCATGAGATTGTTGGGTGTAGGTGTTCTGCGGCCTTTCTCGAAATCGCGAATTGTACTTAAGCCTAAATTGGAGGCTTCAGCTAATTGAGTCTGCGACCAATTGATTAGGGCGCGGCCAGCTCTGCTTTGTTCCGGTGTTATCATAGGGCAATATTGGGGAAGAATAGCAATTTTGTCAATAATTAACGAAAATAGTTGACATTAATAAACTAATATCGTTAAAATTCAACGCTAATTGTTTACTTAAAGGAGCAAGCTATGGAAACTTTATCCAGAAGAAAAGTGTTGAGCGGTGGGGTTGCAGTGGGGGCGGCAACGGCAATAGGAATGTCAGCAATGGCAACTGAGCATAATGGCGATCATGTTTTGTTCGCTGCAATCAAGGAATATAATGATCTTGAGATAGAATCAATTGAGTTGAATGAGAGAAAAACCAAAATAATTGCCAACCTTGGTCCTGATGGCATTGTTGTGCGGAGAGATGTATACGGTCCAAGGGAAATTCGATACAACAACAGCGCTCTGATTAACGGGTATTGCAAGGGCATGAAGGACAATGGCGTTGAAGGATCCGACGAGATTAAAGAAGCAATGCTATCTGATTTGAGAAAAGTTCAAGAAAAAAGGGAAAACCTCAAGAGAAAATCAGGGTTCTATGGCCTTAAAGAGCGTGAAAGCTATGTATTAAACCGGATGGGTGAATTGATGTTGCTTATTGCACAGCATCCAGCAAGAACCCCCAAAGGCTTGGCGGCAAAGATCGAATTTATTCTGAAGGCAGATCCGAACAGCGCAGATGCTCTTCTTGGGAAGGTTGCAAAACGGCTAGTTTTTCAGGGAGTTACATATATTTAGAATATTATTTTAATTTGTGTTGACGGGCATAAAGAAATAAAATATTATTTCAATATGACAAAATTAAGCAAACTCATGCCATCTATGGCAAATATTCTTGGCCTTGAAGAAAAAAGTATCAGGGTTATTGCAATGCATCTTAGAAGAAATGGCCTAATCTCCTCAGGGGGGCGCGGAAGGGGTGGTGCTGATATGACACGCCAAGATGTCACAAATTTACTTTTGGGGGTAATCGGAGCGAACAATGCTATTGATGCCCCAAAGGTGGTTGATCAAGCAAGAAACTGTCAATTAGATATGGTTGTCATTGATGGCAAGAAGGCATGGACAGAGGATGGTACTGTTGAGGGCTTGGAAGGCGCCGCAAATTTTCCGTTCTGGACAGACGGTAAATTAAATATCCCGTTAGATTTTCTGTTTGATAATGATAAAAAGCCATTAACTGCTGGAGAGCTTATTGATTGGCTTTTTGAAACATTAAGTTCTGGAAGGCTCGGGCCATTTTTTAAAAATGGTGAAGGAAGAAGGCTAATGCCCCTTCATCTTGAAATATTAAGGCCTGGAAAATCCGTGATACTTCACTGTCTGGATGACGGAGACGATTATCAGTGCTTTTATCATAATAATAACATCTCTTACGATCGATACGACCTGGTTGCGAGATTAGGCATCAGTCGAATAAGGGAGATCGCAAGTTTGATTTCTGAATAACACAATTTACCCGCGCGTCCCATAGGCTGGTAGCAAGTCTATGACCTCAAGAGTTTCATATGATGCGGGTCGCCTGAAATAGGTGTTTCAATCATATGAAACAAAGCTACAAAACGCCCCCGGTGGTCTGAGTTTGGCGACCGCGACCACCGGAGGGCACCCTTAAACATTCATGGTGAACGAGAAAGGAATCTCAAAATATGCCAAATCTACGCAATTTGAAAGAAGAACGTGCAAAACACGTTCGGGAAATGACCTCTTTGGTGGAGACTGCAGAGAAGAAAAAGCGTTCCCTCTCTGATAATGAACAATCCCGATTTGATGAATTGGAAAAAATTAAAACCCAGTTGGATGGCCGGATAGGCAATCTTGATAAAATCCAGGATATGCAGAAACGGGCCGCAAATGGCAATTTTGAGATTAAGAAAGAAATTGCAGGATATAACCTTCAACGGTCTATTCAGTCACAGATCAACGGTACGCCTCTAGATGGTCTTGAAGCAGAGGTTCATCAGGAATTAACCCGATCAATGGGTAAAGAACCCCGTGGGATATTTGTTCCCTTGGAAGCCCTAAATGTTGAAAAGCGTGACGCCCTGACTTCTGCCTCAGCAGGCAATCTTGTCAGTACGGACTTCAAGGGCGAACAGTTTATTGATCCATTACGTAACCAAGCCCTGACTTTGAGTATGGGTGTGACCCCTCTTTCTGGCCTGACTGGTCCGGTGGACATTCCCCGGCAAACAGGGAGTGTTACCGTTAACTGGATTGATGAAGATGAAGCCACTACAGAAAGTGACCTGACATTTGATAAAATTTCCATGTCACCAAATACTGCGTCCTGCATGACTGCATTCAGCCGCCGGACAATGTTGCAAACAAACCCGGGGATTGAAAATATCATTCGGCGAGATATTGGCGCGCAAATGGCTCTTGGTCTTGATAGCGCTATTCTTGACGGGGATGGCATCAAAAAGCCCACAGGACTCTTGCAAAACGCTAGTGTTGAAACTGTCTCCCTAGGGACAAACGGCGCCAATATCGACTGGGCCAAGGTTCTGGATATTATCGCTGCGGTGGATGATGATAACGCCCTGCAGGGAAGCCTTGGCTTTATGACGACAAAGGATGTGGTTAAGAAACTCCGCAACACTGTCAAAGTGGCAAGTACAGATTCCACAATGATTATGGAAACGATAAATCAACTTGCAGGGTTCAATTTGGTATCCACAAAGCAGATGCCTAATAACCTCACCAAAGGAACAGGTACGAATCTAAGTTCCCTGATTTTCGGCAACTGGTCGGATCTGATTGTAGGATACTGGTCTGCGGTGGACATCCTGGTTAATCCCTATCACAGCGCTGTCTATGACAAAGGCGGGGTAATGGTAAATGCCTTCCTGGACGTGGACACGGTATTGCGCCGGGATGAAAGTTTCGTAAAAGTCACAGATATTAAGACTGTTTAAATCATGACTGATATGGAACGCAGAACAGCAATTGAGTTGCGGGCCTCTGGCAATAGGGTAGAGGGTTATGCCGCCGTCTTTGATAAATTCTCTAAAGATTTAGGGGGATTTGTCGAAAAGATTGAGCGGGGAGCCTTCACCCGATCCCTTGCCAGTCAAAAAGATGTTGTGGCTTTGTATGACCACGAACCGCGCAACCTTCTAGGACGCACGTCTTCAGGGACGTTACGCCTATCAGAAGATACAAGGGGGCTTCATTTCTCCCTTGATGTCCCTAATACGTCTCTTGGGCTGGATGTGCTGGAACTTGTGACTCGTGGTGATGTTACCGGAGCATCCTTTGCTTTCCGTACAGCCAAGGGCGGCGATAGGTGGACACAACAGGACGGTAAACCTCTTAGAATATTATCAGAGATAGATTTGCTTGATGTAACGATTACGTCACAGCCGGCTTATCCAGATACCAGTGTTGTCAAACGCTCCATGATGTGTATTGAAACCCTTGATCCACTGTATTTCTACAAACTTAGACTTCGTGTCATGGGGGGTGTGTAATGGGTATTATGGATATATTTAAATCTGAAAAAAGGTCTGTCAAATCCAGTGACCCATATCTGGGTGAATATTTTGGAGTCCGGGACTCGATCACAAAACAATCTGTGACAGCAAAGACAGCCGTTCAGGTGGCAACAGTTCAGGCCTGTATGCACCTTATTTCTGAAACACTGGCAAGTGTTCCCTTGGGCGTATTTGAAAGGACTGATAATGGTGGCCGGAACAAAGCGGTTTCTCACCCTCTTTATGATATTTTGCACAATAATCCTAACCCGGATCAGGATGCATATGAATTCAGAGAGTTTCTTGCTACCAGCGTTATGCTACATGGACATGGCCTTGCGTGGATAGAAAGTGACGACAATGGTCGGATCGTCGCCCTGTGGCCCTTACAATGGGAGCATGTGACGGTTAAAAAACTGGGCGGTGGAATTTCAAGGTATGAATATCGTTCTCCTGAAGAGGAAACCCGTATTCTGCTTCAAAGTGATGTATTGCATGTGAAATACAAGTCACAAGGCCAGTCACTTATCTCAAATGGTAAAGAGGTGATCGGTCTCGCTCTCGCTATTCAGGAATTCATGGGGACGTCGCTTGCCAATGGCGCCAGACTGGGGGGGATCTTCCAAACTGACCAACTACTTAGCCATGACTCTATGAACAAGATCAGGCGCGCATTTATTAAGCATCATACTGGGACTGCAAACGCGCGCCGGGCTTTATTTCTTGATAGCGGCCTTAAATATCAACCGACAAGCCAGAATAATCAGGAGATGGAATTTATCGCACTGGCAAGGCTGGTCAATTTGGACATTTGCCGGTTGTTCCGAGTGCCTCCTCCGGCGGTGGGGATATTGGATGATGCAACATACTCAAACATTACAGAACAATCCAGGATCCTGGTTCAGAATTGCATTAGGCCTTGGACGGTTCGCTTTGAACAAGCCATGAACAGGGCTTTGCTGTCAGAACGGGACAGAAAGACCTTTTTCATAGAACATAGTCTTGATGGCCTTCTCAGAGGCAATCTGAAGGATCGGTATGAGGCCTATAAAACTGGAAAAGAGGGGGGATGGTTGAGTGTTAATGACATTCGTCAGCGTGAAAATATGAGCATCATTGCAGGTGGGGATGAATATCAAACCGATAAAAAGGGTGTGGATAATGGCTAAGTCCGTTTCTGAAAAGGAAAATTCCTTTGCCAAATTTAGGCAGCCCGCAACTATCAGGTTTAACCGATTTATGGGAAGTAATTCAGAGATGGCTAATGGGTTTCCAAGAAGCACCCATAATCACCAAAGGCAAATTGTTATTGGCATAGTTGAGGATGATGAAATTAAAGAAGGGCGTGGCAATGATTGACACCTTAACCCTAGGACGTTCCCCCGTTTTGGTGAGCGTTATAAAATAAAGGAACTTGGCAATGTCTGACACCTTAACCCCCCGAATGCTGACAAGGTCGCAAGCAGCGGAATTTTATAATGTTGGCGTTAATACCTTTGATAAATATGTGAGGCAAGGTATTGCTCCTAAACCAATTCGGGGAACAAAGCGCTGGTATCTCAAGGCCATGGAACATTATTTGGATATGGCTTCTGGTATCGCCCCTATGAATGATGATGATTATGATCCAGATTTGGAAAAAAGGATAGAACAATGGGACAGTTCAACATAAGGCATTTAAGGGAGAAGGGGGGAAGGTTTTATTGGGAGCCTTCAGCCTCACTTAAAAATCTTGGGTACAGTTCTATTTCACTCGGTAAAAATATATCAGAATCTATCAAGGTTGCAGAGTATTGGAATAAGGAAGCTGATAAAACAAGGGGTTCATTATCAGAACCAGACCCCCATTATGGCACTATTTCATGGCTTATCCGACAATATAAAAAGAGTTCCCGTTTTAAGAAACTTCGCGGAAATACTCAAAAAGATTATATTCAGAATCTCAATGTGATTGAAAGATTTGCCGGGGATAAGCACCCTCGAAAATTGAAACCCCGATTAATTGAGCGGTGGTATGACAAAATTAGAGAAATTAGACCCGCTTCGGCAAATGCTGTTATGCGGGTTTTGTCTGTCCTGATGGAATATGCCGTTCTGGAAGAGTTAATAGGTCAGAACCCAGTTAAGAAGATAAGAATGGTTACAGTGCCTCCTAGACAAGCCGTGTGGAGCAATGATTCTATTGATAACTTTCTGGCTATTGCAAATAAGGGTAATCACCGATCAATGGCCTTGGCAGTCCGGCTAGCTGCGGATACTGGCCAGCGTCAGGGGGACATTCTAAGTCTCACCTGGACACAATATGATGGTGAAGCCTTTCACTTTAAGCAAAGCAAGACAGGGGAGCTTGTAACCGTTCCTGCAACGCCTGAACTACAAAGGGTGCTTGCTAAGGTTAAAAGGGTTTCAACTCATATCGTTGTATCAGAAGCTACTAAGCAGCCATACAAAGGGGATCATTTCAGGCATTTGTTCGCAGAGGTCAGAAGTCAGGCCGGAATAGGAAAAGAGTATCAGTATAGAGACTTGCGACGTACTGCGGTGGTGCGGTTGGCTTTATCAGGGGCAACGGTTGCAGAGATAGTATCTGTGACAGGCCACACCTTAAAGAGCGCAACAAATATACTGAGTGTTTATCTGCCAAAACATACCCAAATGGCAGAGCATGGAATAGCCAAATTAGTTAGCTTTGAAGCAGCTAAAAACAGTAAGGAGTTGGAAAAGTGATTTTAAATAAGTTGGAAAATTGGTGCCCCCACACAGACTCGAACTGCGGACCTACTGATTACAAATCAGTTGCTCTACCAACTGAGCTATAGGGGCTTGAACCACGATCACCCTTTGCAGGGTAGGCGCAACCTAGTGTCCTTTGATTTCAAAATCAAGCGAAAAATACACCGGCGGCCGGAAATTTGCCGCGCCGGGGGCATTTCATGAATTTATTCATATATACCAAATAGTTATAGCGAACGCCTCGTCTCCGGGTGACGGGCCGGTCGGGCAAGGGCTCACAGCTGCGAGAATTGATAGAGCGCGATGGCGGCGGCGTTGGAGACATTGAGGCTTTCGACGCTGCGCTGGATCGGCAGTTTCACCAGGGCGTCGCAATGGCGGACCGTACCCTGGCGCAGGCCCTTGCCCTCGGCGCCCATGACCAGGGCGATATTGCGGCCAAAATCCGCCTCGCGGATCGACAGATCGGCCGCGCCGTCGAGCCCCAGCCGCCAATAGCCCAGTTCGGCCAGTTCGTCCAGCGCCCGGCCGAGGTTGGTGACCCGGATCCACGGCAGAATTTCCAGCGTGCCGGAGGCGGATTTGGCGAGCGCGCCCGATTCCGGCGGCGAATGCCGTTCGGGACTGATGATGGCGCGGGCGCCGAAGGCGGTGGCGGAGCGGATGATCGCGCCGACATTATGGGGATCGGTCACCTGGTCGAGGATCAGCGCCAGATGCGATTCGTCCCCGCTGATCCGGCAGCAGTCCGTAAGGTCTCGCGCCGGCAGGGGCCGGGTCAACAGGGCGATCCCCTGATGAACGCAGTGATCCGGCAACAGGTCTTCGAGCATTTCGGTGGTGACAATTTCCGCTTCGAGGGAAGGTTGTATCGTGGTGATCCGGCCGATCTCCGCGCCATATTGCCCGAAGCTTCTCTTGGTCAGCAGCAGGCGGCGCACGGCCCGTTCCCGGTTGGTGAGGGCGGCGATCACCGCATGATGGCCAAAGAGCCACAGATCGTCCGAGCGGGCCGGCGTCGCCGCGGTTTTTTGTCTGGCGGCCGGGCTTTTGCGCGGCGCCTTGGGGTTTGCCGCGGCGCCTTTGGAGGCGGCCTGTCGGCCTGGCCTGTACTGGTCAGTTCCGGGGCTTCGGGATCCGTGGCGCTGCTTCTTCTGGTCTTTCTTGCTCATGGACAAAGCTATACGCCAGACGGCGGGGCGGGGCAACCGCAAAGGCAGGGCAAGATGCGTAATTTGCAAAAGCAGAGTGAAAACGGAGTTTTCTTTTCGGCAATGTGTTTTTTCTGCAAAAATTCGTTTGACATGACCAAATAAATGTCCATATTGCGGCTTCACACCTGCTGTATTTTTACGGTACTGTAATCTTATGGCGGGACAGTTCAT